CCGCCGTATACCGAACGGTACGTACGGTGGTGTGAGAGGTCGGAAGGCGAAATAATCGCCTTCCTCCTACTCGATTTTAAATTCCAAAAGGAGGAAAAGTCATGGTAGAAATTCAGACAGCGGCGGGTCAGGTGCTTGTTTCCCTTGCGCTTGGCGTCATTTCCCTCGTGGGAGCCTTCGGGCTCTACTACATCCGCAAGGGCGGCGTGTGGCTTGACGAGAAGACGAAGCAGCTCAAGGACGAGAAGCTCAGGCAGCAGCTCGACGACGCTCTTGACGACGTGGAGAACCTCGCAAGAGTTACGGTCGGGGCAATCGAACAGACCACCGCGAAGGCGCTCAGGGAGGCCGTGAAGGACGGAAAGACAGACCGGGAGGAGCTCCTCACGCTCTCGACAAAAGCCTTCGAGGAAATCAAGGGCAAGGTCGGGCCGGAGGCGCAGAAGGTCATCACACAGAACCTCGGCAGCTTCGACGAGTATCTCTCGAATCTGATTGAGGTCAAGGTGCTTGAGCTGAAGGCCGAAACGGGTCAGTAAGGAGGGCGGCGAATATGGAAATAGGCGTCGTCCAGATCATCGCGGTCATCGGTTCCGTCTTTTCGTTCCTGAGTACGCTGATTGTCGGGTCGCTCGCCTTTTTCATGAAGCGCACCCTCGACAGCTACCAGAAGGCAGACGAAAAGAATGCCGCCGACATCAAGGAAGTTGACAAGAAGCAGACGGAGGAGGTCGAGAAGCTCAAGACACAGATCAACGAGCTCAAGTCTGACCTTCCTCTTGTCTACGTCCTTCGCGAGGATTTCATCCGAACACTTAACAATGTCGATAAGCAAATGAGCGACATGAATGTAAAACTCGATAAGATTCTACAAGCAAAAATCACTTAAAGGAGGGATAACTTATGGACGAGATGACAGAGGTCGAGATCAGCCGGAACAAAGCAATCCGGGGTTATATCATGCGCTCACTTGTCAAGGGCTATCAAAATACGCTGCTTGTCCGGCAGATCACAAACTCACTAATCGCGGACGGGATGATTGTCTCCCCGGACATCTCGAAGCATCTCGATTATCTGAGAGACGGCGGCTATATCACGTTTACCGACAAGAGCGTGAACGCTTACAACGCCTACCGTAAGGACGCCGTCATCAAACTCACGAAGGAAGGCGTCGACCTCGTCGAGGGCACAACCGACGACCCAGGGGTCGATATTTAATGGCGGAGCGAAGACGTACGCGATTCTCCTCGAAGATCACGCAGCTCCCGGAGGAACTGAAGGAACGGCTCGACGAGAAGCTACTCGACACGGCGAATACTTACGAGGACATCGCGGAGTGGCTAAAGACTGAGGGCTATGACATCAGTAAGAGCGCGGTCGGGCGCTATGCGATCCGGGCGAATCAGGCCACACAGCGGGTCGTCGAGACGCTCGAAAAGACGAAGGCGATTGCCGCCGCCGTGGAAAAAAATCCGAATCTTGATTATACCCGGGCATCAAGGATGGTACTCATGGATGGCCTTATGCAGCGGGTCAGCACCGCCGAAGAGGAATTTCAGGAGATGCCGCTCGATAAAGCAGGGCGTTTGATTGCCTCCCTCTCGAGAACGGAGACTTATGAGCAGCGTGTCCGGCAGGACATGAAGAAGAAGTCCGAGCTCGCGTTCGAGCAGCTCGAGGCCGAGCTCATGGCGGCAATCAAGCAAGACCCGGAGCTCACGAAGGAGCTGCACTCTATACTCAGCCGGGCGAGGGAGAAGGTGCTGAAGGATGGCGATTGATCTGAACGAATACCTCGAGAAGCTCGAGGAGCCGGAAGACCGTGAGGCGGTCGCTAACCGGGAATATCAGAAGACTCTCTTCGAGGAGTATGTCATCCGGGGAACCGATCGCCAGAAGGAACGGGAGCAGCTCCTTCAGAAGTATCGGCAGGGCGCGGCCCTCACCGGGGAAAAGGGGCTCAGGAAGAAGCTCGGGGCGTTCGATCTGGAATACTTCGGGCGGGCCTATCTCCCGCACTACTTCGTCCGGGAATCCCCGGAGTTTCACGGGGAGCTCGATCGGATATGGGCGGAGGGCGTCCTCAAGGGCAAGAATCCGCTTGAAGAGGCGAAGGCAATCGACCAGGCCCCGGGATGCCGCAGGGCAATCGAGGCCCCCCGAGGTCACGCAAAGTCGACAACCTTCACTTTCAAGGACAGTATTCACGCCGGGGTCTACGGCTACAAGCATTATGAGATTATACTCTCCGACAGCACGGAACAGGCCGAAGGCTTCCTCGGGGACATCAAGACCGAAATCGAGGAGAACGGAGCCATCCGGGAGGACTTCGGAGACCTTCAGGGGCGTGTCTGGAAGACGGGCGTCATCCTCCTCTCCAACGGGACGAAGATCGAGGCGCTCGGCGCGGGCAAGAAAATCAGAGGACGGCGTCATAAACAATGGAGGCCCGACCTCATTTTGTGCGACGACCTTGAGAACGACGAGAACGTCAACACGACCGAGCAGCGGAAGAAGCTCCGCAACTGGTTTTACAAGGCAGTCAGCAAAGCGGGCGACACATACACGGACATCGTCTATATTGGGACGCTACTCCACTATGACGCGCTGCTTGCCAACGTCGCCCGGAATCCGAGTTATAAGGCGGTCAAGTACAAGGGCGTCATCAGCTTCGCGGTCAATACGCAGCTATGGGACGCATGGGAACGTATCTACACCGACCTCACGAACGAGGCCCGGCAGGAGGACGCGAAGGCGTTCTACGAAGCAAACCGGGAAGAGATGCTCGAGGGGGCCGAGGTTCTATGGGAAGCGAAACTCTCCTACTACGACCTCATGGTTATCCGCATTTCTGAAGGCGAGGCGTCCTTCAATTCGGAGATTCAGAACGACCCGATCGACCCGGAGAATTGCACGTTTAACGAGGAGTGGTTCGACTTCTACGATGACGACGGCAAAATCGCGCCCGACTTCAGCGAGGGGAGGTTCCTCTTCATCGGCGCGAACGATCCCTCTCTCGGCAAGACACGCAAGAGCGACACGAGCTCGATCATCGGGCTCGCGCTGGACACCAAAAGCGGCTATATGTACGTTGTCATCGCCTCCGTGGAACGGCGCAAGCCGGACGTTATCATCGAGGACGCAATCGAAACGAGCCGGAGGCTCAAACGGGAATATAAAAAGCCCTTCACGAAGTTCGGCGTCGAGACGGTACAGTTTCAGGCATATTTCAAGGACATCATGGTTCAACGGTCGGCAGAGGCCGGGGAGTATCTCCCGATTGAGGAGATCAAGAGCGTCCAGAACAAGGACGTCAGGATTCAGAGTTTGCAGCCCTTCGTCAAGAACGGCTATATCAAATTCTCGAAGCGTCACAAGGAGCTCTTAAAGCAGATGTCCGAGTACCCGATGGGGGCGCATGACGACGCGCCGGACGGCCTCGAGATGGCGGTCAAACTCGCGCGGAGCGTGACAGTCGGGACAAAGGTCGATTATAAATCAGTCATCAGCCGGGCCCTCAGATTCAGGCACGGCGGATATTAAGGGGGCGAGGCATTGAGCAGCAAAAAGAAAAACAGGCAGCGGCAACAGGCAATGAAGGCCCCGGCAGTACGGAGGCCGGACTTCCATGAGGTCGCGGTCGCACAGATTCAAGACAAATATTCGAGTTATCCGTCGAACGGGCTCACGCCGCAGCGCCTCGCGAACATCTTCAAGGAGGCAGACGCCGGGGACATCATGCGTCAGGCGGAGCTCTTTGAGGAAATGGAGGAGAAAGACCCTCACCTTTTTTCACAGCTTCAGACGCGCAAGAACGCGGTCACGGGCCTCGACTATGAGGTCATTCCCTTCGACAGCGACGACGAGCGTGACAAGGAGATCGCCGAGTTCATTGAGGGCGAGCTCAACAGCATCGAGAGTTTTGAGGACGTCATGCTCGACCTCCTGGACGCAATCGGCAAGGGCATCGCGGTCTCCGAGATTATGTGGGGATTCGAGGAAGGCCGGACAACAGTCAAGGACATTCGATGCAGACATCAAAAAAGATTCTTTTGGGACGACGAGGACGACTTCAAGGTCAGGACACAGGACGCACCGGAAGGTATCCTCCTCCCGGAGAATAAATTCATCGTACACCGTTACAAGGCGCGTTCAGGGCATCCGGCACGGGCGGGCGTGCTGAGGGTCGTCGCGTGGTGCTATCTCTTTAAAAATTACGACCTTAAAGATTGGGTCAGTTTTTGCGAAGTGTTCGGGATGCCGCTCCGCCTCGGAAAATACGCACAGGGCGCAAGCGAGGCAGACAAAAAGGCGCTCATGGAGGCTCTTGTTCAGATTGGGACAGATGCGGCGGGCATTATCCCGGACGGCACGGAAATCGAGTTCAAGAACAGCGACAAGACCTCGACGACCGACTTATATGAGAGGCTCGCGCGCTATTGCGACGAGCAGATCAGCAAGGCAGTCCTGGGGCAGACGCTCACGTCGGACAGCGGAGGCGGCAGCTTCGCGCAGTCAAAGACGCACAACGAAGTCCGGCACGACCTCACCGTCGCGGATTGCAAGGCGCTCGCGGCTACACTGAGGCGCGACCTGCTCCGTCCGCTTGTACTTTTCAATTTTGGCGAAACGCGCCGGATTCCTTACCTCCGTTTCGATTGTGAGGAAGGAGAAGATCTTGAGCATACGGCGAACATTCTCGGCACATTGATTGAAAAGACCGGGCTCAAGGTTCCGACAAGCTACATTTACAAGAAGTTTTCTATCCCGAAGCCGGAAGGCGGCGAGGAAATCGCAACGCCAGCGCAGCCAGCGGCTCCGGCCTATCCCTTCAAATGGGACGCGGGCCGGGAGGTCGCCCTGAAGGGCCCGGCTCCGAGGGCAGACCCGCAGCAGCGCGTCGACAAGATTGCGGACACGGCGGTCAAGGCCAGCGCGGGAAAATTCGGGAAGCTCTTCTCCCCGGTTCTCAAGTTAATTGACAATGCGGAGACCCTCGAAGATCTGAAAAAACAGCTCGAGGACGAGGAGCTCGCCGAGGCGCTGCTCCGGGAGATGGACGCCAGTGACATTGAGGCGCTCCTTCAGAGGGCGATGATTGTCGCCGACCTCGAGGGGAGGGCGGTCGAGCATGGATGACATTGAGAGCATCATTTCAAGGAATGAGGAGCCCGCCTTCGAGGAGGCCGTCCGCTACTTCGGCGAACGTGTCCCGGTCACTCCGGGGCAGTTCTACAAGATCGCGGAGGAATACCGGGGGATCGCCTTCACTGTCTCAGGCTATACGAGCGTTCAAGTGCTGAAGAAGTTCTACGACGAGCTCCTCGGAGCAATCGAGGACGGCGAAACGATGCAGAGCTTCAGGGGCCGGATGAACAGCTTCCTCGAGGAGAAGGGATACGAAGGAATAACACCGTTTCAGGCCGACAACATCTTCAGGACGAACACACAAACGGCCTATCAGGTCGGACACTATGAGCAGATGACAGACCCGGGCGTCTTAAAGCTCCGCCCCTATTGGCAGTATGACGCCGTCAATGACAGGAGAACACGGCCCTCGCACCTTGCGATGGACGGGCGCGTCTTCCCGGCAGATTCCCCCGTATGGGACACATGGTTCCCGCCGAACGGGTTCCGATGCCGCTGCACCGTGCGGACACTCTCACGGCGTCAGGTCGAGCAGATGGGGCTCAAGGTGGAGGACAGTGTTCCCGCTCAGGCAGAGCTCCCGGACGGGCGCTTCACCCATATCATACCCGACCCGCACTTTGCAACGAATCCGGCAAAGGTCAGGTATGAGCCCGACTTAAAGGGCTACCCGGAGCCGCTCGTGAAGGCTTACCAGAAACGGCAAAAGTCCGGGAGCAGCAAATGAGCCCATAGGAGCCCCCACAACGCATTTTACGGGCCCGGGGGATAAATGGACGGGGTCAGTCTTCTAACGCCGTTATAACGCGGGATAACGCCGTTCAGAGCGATTATAAAAGCAAGTAAGGAATGGAGTGATAGAATGAAAGGATTTTTCGCCCTCAGCGGGGGCGAATCGGAGCTCAAGGGGGCTCCTGAAATTGTGAAGCTCCTCCCCCTCGGGCATGTCAGCACAAAGAAGGGGGACTTCGAGGTCGACGAGGAGAGCTTCAAGGCGATGAAAGCACAGATGCAGCAGCACGGCGTCGACATCGTCATAGACTACGAGCACCAGACACTCAAAGACATTCAGGCCCCCGCGGGCGGCTGGATCAAGGAGCTCATGCTTCAGGACGGAGCGATCGCGGCTAAAGTGGAATGGACGGACACCGCCCGGCAGTATCTCAAAAATAAGGAATACCGCTACCTCTCCCCGGTCGTGCTCGTCAATAAGGACAACAGGGCGACGATGCTGCACTCGGCGGCGCTCACGAATACCCCGGCAATCGACGGGATGTTCCCGATTATCAACTCAGTCGGCCTCGAGGACTATGAGGACGACAACAAAGAAGGAGGAAACAAAAAAATGAACGAATTGCTCAAAAAGATCGCGGCCCTCCTCGGCCTCGGTGAAGAAGCTACCGAGGAGGAGGTCATGCAGAAGCTCGGCGAGGCGCTGAATGAGGCGAAGCGGCTCAAGGAAGCAGCCAGTCAGAAACAGTCCGAGGAGGAGGGGAAGGTCGTAGCGAACAAGGTCGTTTGTGGTCTGCTCGGCCTTGAGGCCGGAGCAAAGACCGACGATGTCGCGGCGGCGATCATGGCGCTCAAGCAGCCAAAGGGGTTCGTCCCTGAGACGGAGCTCCGCGCGCTGAAGGAGAAGATCGAGCGCAAGGAGGCGGATGACGCCGTCCTCGTGGCGCTGAAGGCGGGCAAGATTGCGGCAGCTCAAAAGGATTGGGCGACCGAGTACGCCCTGAAAGACCCGGATGGCTTTAAGGCGTTCGTCGAAAAGGCCCCGCAGGTCGTCCCGATGGGCGAAATCGGCGTCGAGCCGGACGGCGGAAAGGCTCCGCAGCAGACCAGCGAGGAGACGCTGAAGATTTGCAAAATACTCGGCGTCAGCGAGGAAGACATCAAAAAATACTTCGGAAAGGATGATAAATAATGGCACTTGAGAGAGGCAGAAAGACCCCGGAAGTCGCGGAAGGCGGGCGTTTCCTTGTCCTTCCCGTGGCGGCGGGCGTGAAGATTTACGAGGGCTCCCTTGTGGTAATTGGAGCGGACGGTTACGCGAAGGCCGCAGCGAAAGGCACGGGCCTTACCGCAGCGGGCCGGGCCGAGAGATTCGCAGACAACACAGGCGGCACGGATGGCGACATCACGGTCAGGGTCGCCCGGGGCGTGTTCGTATGGGATAACGACGGCAGCGTCACGGCGGCGCACATCCTGAAGGATTGTTACATCGTGGACGACTGCACCGTCACGGCGACCAGCACAGGCAGCTCGAAGGCGGGAAAGGTCATCGCGGTCAGCGACGACGGCGTCGCAGTTGAGACCCGATAACGGGAGAAAGAGAGGTAAACACACATGATTGTAAATCAGCAGGCCCTCCGGGGCATTTACACGAGCTTCAAGGTCATCTTTCAAAAGGCGTTCGACCAGAATGAGACCTTGTGGCAGAGAATCGCGACCCTCGTGCCCTCCGAGACGGGCGAGGAGAATTACAAATGGCTCGGCAAAATTCCTCACATGCGGGAATGGATTGGCGACCGCCAGATTCAGAACCTCAGCGCGTCGGACTACACCATCAAGAATAAGCCCTTCGAGCTCACGGTCAGCGTCCCCCGCAGCGACATCGAGGATGACCGGATCGGCCT